TTCCGGACCGTTTTAATTTGGAATGGTTCAGTGATTGTAGAAAAGTAGAAAATTAACATTTTGTGAAAGAAGGTAACTATGAAAGATATAAAGTGTTCTGAATGCGAACATGCTAAATGGTCAGAGTATTTTAAGGCGTATACCTGTGAACACCCAGGCTGCAAGGATGTGCCGATATTTAAAGGTAAGACGCACCCAAGATGCTGCCCTATAGTTAATCCAAGAGGCTATTATCATAGACCGATTAAGGGGCTGGGGAAATTACCAACAACGCAAATATATTTTCATGTTTAGTTCATCTAAACTGAGATTTGAAGGGAGAGGAGCTGTGGAGGGTGAGACCTATATACTATGCAGTATATGATTATGAGAATTATCTAGGACAATATACCAGTGCGCAAGTGCAGGATATAATGGGCATTAATCGGTCCATACCGAGTCACTATTCGGATAATGGAAAACCTTATAAGGGCAGATATATGTTCAAACGGATAGATGCGGAGCCGTCACCTTGGGAGATTGAGTGGGACCGGGTAACAGCTTGGTTCAGGAACAGTATGTATGACTTGAGTAGGATTGCAATTGTGGCAGGAGGTGATACCGATGGACAAGGACATATTAAGACAGTACATAGATGCCTGCGCGATAGTCAAAGAGACCGAAGAGGAAATCCGGAGGATTAAGCGGCAACGTAAGACCATTGTCCAGGGTGTAGTAAAGGGGTCAAGTAAGGAATTTCCATATACCCTTCAGGATTTCCATATTGAGGGTATCCAGTATTCAGTGGTGCAGGACCCCGGACACCTGGAGGTAGAAGAGGGATTACTGGGGCAGCAAAAGGCTAACGCGCAGGACCTTAAGTTAAAAGTTGAAGGGTGGATGCTTACGATACCAATGCGGATACAACGGATTATTAGATACAAGATATTCCAAAAATTATCATGGGATGAGGTGGCCACAAAAATGAATGAGGGGAAATCCGGAGATGCATATAGGAAACAGTTAGACGATTTCTTGAAAGAAAAGTAAGTTTTTCCGTTTTTTCCACATATTCCGTTTTTTAAATGTTATAGTGTAGACTGGAAGTGGTGTAAAAGCCATTTCCTATCCTCCCCCCAAGGATACCTGCCCGGTTCCCCATCCGGGCACTAATGCGGGGTAGAGCAGTCTGGAAGCTCACCGGGCCCATAACCCGGAGGTCGCAGGTTCAAATCCTGCCCCCGCTATTGGTATCTGGTTTTATCCCCCACGACATTATCCAGATACATAGACAGATTTTCTCCTTTAAAACTCCAAGCCGATAAAGCATGGAGTTTTTTGTTATCTATAATCAACCAGATGGGAAGGTGAGGTGGTTGGCGAATAACGAAAACCTAATGCAGTATCGAGGTTCAACACCGGAAGAACGCCGAGCAAATGCTTCTAAAGCAGGGAAAGCATCGGGCGAGGCCAGGCGGCGCAAAGCAAACCTGCGCCAGACTATGAATGCAATCCTCACCTCCGAGGTGGATATACCGGAGTGGACCCCAATCCTGGAGGCATTGGGATTGGACCATACACTTGAGACAGTCATAAGTGCTGCCATGGTCAGGGAGGCCATGAACGGGAATGTCAAGGCATATATGGCCATTAAGGATGTATTGGGGCAGACCTCCAAATCTGATGTGGATTTGGAAGAGCAGAAACTGCGTATGGATGCCACCAAGGCCAACATGGGTGTGGATGATGATGGGCAGGAAGATGACGGATTCCTGGATGCATTGAAAAACACAGTAGAAGATGACTGGGCTGACAATGATATGGAGGAGGGATGGTCCGATGAAGATGAAGAAGAAACGGCCGATATTTAAGTTCAAGCCGTTCTCAAAGAAACAGAGGATGGTCCTCAATTGGTGGATGGACAACAGCCCTGTCAAGGATTATGACGGTATCATAGCGGACGGAGCCATCCGTTCCGGAAAAACAGTTGCCATGTCCTTGGCATTCGTATTCTGGGCTATGAAATTGTTTGACGGCCAGAACTTCATCATGGCTGGCAAGACAATCAGTTCCTTCCAGCGTAATGTCCTAACCAATCTTAAGACCATGCTGCGGAGCCGGGGATACAGATGCATACACCATTTGTCTGGCGAATTTAATAATATGCTGGAAGTCACCCGAAACGGGGTCACGAACTACTTTTATATTTTTGGAGGGAAAGACGAAGGCTCACAGGACCTGGTTCAAGGAATTACCGCGGCCGGCGCCTTTTTTGATGAGGTGGCCTTGATGCCGGAGTCATTTGTCAACCAGGCCACAGGCCGGTGTTCAGTGACCGGAAGTAAATTCTGGTTTAACTGTAATCCATCCGGGCCGATGCATTGGTTTAAGGTTGGGTGGATTGACAAGGCAATTGGCTTCATCGGGAAGTGGAAAGCAGTGGAGCTGCAGCAAAAGGGCCAGGAAGTTAAGCGGCTTCTATACCTTCATTTTACCATGGACGATAACCTATCCCTGGATGAGGAGATAAAGAAGAGATATCGGAGCATGTACACCGGCGTGTTTTTCCTGAGATACATAAAAGGACTCTGGGCGGTTGCCGAGGGACTGATATATACCATGTTCACAACGGCCAACCTATACAGTGACGAAACCCGTCCCAAGGGGCTGGAATATCTCAGTGTCCGTACAATTGCACTGGACTATGGGACCACTAACCCATGTGTATATCTGGACATCTATGACGATGGAGACATCATCTGGGTGGACCGTGAATACCGATGGGACAGCCGTGTGGAGAAGGTACAGAAAACGGACAGTCAATATGGTGATGATATGGTCGATTTCATGGGAAATAATCCGGATTTGATGGCTGATATCATAGCGGACCCATCAGCGGCCAGCTTTATCACGGAGTTACGAGGGCGGGGCTATGTTGTGAAACCGGCTGAGAACGATGTGGAGGATGGTATCCGGGCCGTGTCATCCATGTTTTACAGAGGCAAGATAAGGATACATGAGAGATGCACGGGCCTTATTACGGAGTTGCGGTCCTATGTCTGGGATGACAAGGCCAGGGAACGTGGGGAGGAAAAGCCGGTGAAGCAGCTGGACCATGGACCGGATGCTTTGCGGTATTACATATTCACGAAGTTGCCGGAATGGAGGATAGGGATATATGTCAAAACGTAGGAGCACCCGTCATGTGCGGGCAGACACAAAGCAGGCACCCGTCACAACGATGGATGCCTTTTCTAATCCAATAGCGCGGCTGGGATATGGCACTCAGGACCTCCTGCAGGCCACACAATACCCACTTACCCGTATGACCCAGAATTACCAGCTGCTGACCAGCCTGTATCGGGAGAATTGGATTGTCCAGAACATCATTGAGACGATACCGGGAGACATGGTCCGTAAGTGGTATACCATCCAAAGCAATGTGGCCCCTGAATACATAGATTCCATGCAGCGGATGGAACGGAAGGTACACCTGCGCAAATCCCTCCTTGAAGGGATGTATTGGGGCAGACTGTATGGGGGTGCGGCCGGAATCATCATGGTACGCGGCCAGGATGACCTATCACTGCCGCTGGACTATGGACTGGTGCTTCCGGGATGCTTCCTTGGGCTGATGATATTGGACAGATGGAGCGGCATCTATCCGGAATTGGGACAGGTGACAGACCCATCAGACCAGGACTTCGGTCTACCGGAATACTATACCATCCGAGATGAAGAGAGCGGCACGCTGATATCCAGGGTGCACCACAGCAGGGTCCTGCGCTTTACGGGCCGAGAACTTCCGTACAATGAGAAAATAGCAGAGAATTACTGGGGGGAATCAGAACTGGAAGCCATATACAGCGAACTGGTGAAGCGAGACAATGTATCCGCTAACATAGCATCCCTGACCTTCCGGGCCAATGTTAACTACATGGAAACAGACAGCCTGGATCAGATGCTTGCAACCAGCAATGCGGAGGCCCAGCGCCGGTTCTGGCAGACCCTGCAGGCCCAGAGCGTGATAGAAAGCAACTTTGGCACGCGTCTGGTCAACAAGGGTGATGTCATGCATAATACCCAGTACACGTTTACCGGCCTGCCAGAGGTATATGACCGGGTGATGATGGATGTAGCTGGCGCGGCCAAGACTCCGGTCACGAAACTGTTTGGACGGTCGCCAGCTGGTATGAATGCCACTGGTGAGAGCGACATGAACAACTATTACGATTACATAGATGGCCTGCGGGAGAACCAGCTGCGGCCAATCATGGAGCGCCTGTTACCAATCATGGCCCTCTCTGCCTGGGGGACGGTCCCTGATGACATGGACGTAGATTTCCCGCCGCTTCAGACCCCAGATTCCAATGAGGTCGCGGATATAACAGAGAAGAAGACACAGGCGGTATTGTCCGTCTATCAGAGCGACCTGATTGACGCGGCCACGGCCCAGAAGGAGCTTAAAGCGCTGGCTGATGAGACAGGCATGTACAATACCATATCAGACGAAGCAATTGAACAGGCGAAGGGCAGGACATACTCAGATTACAAGGCTATGCAGGACCCGCTGGCAGGACTGGCATTGCCTGGAGCCTTTGGAGCCGGGGAGGATGATGGATAATGCCGACACTTATACGGCCACCGGATAAAGATGATAAGACCAGGTTCCTGCGGATGTTATTCCTGCGTACGGAACGGCGCCTGATTGCCGAGATTAACCATAAACGTATCAATGGGTATGTAGACTACGCAGAAGTGGCAGCCCTCAAACGTACCCAGCAGATACTGCAGGAGATGGTGGATGAGAGCTGGAACTATGTGCCGACCATGATAGAGTCCATATTTTATCGGTCTGAAGCTGCCGCCAATGGTTATGCCAACGCAGCCGGGCTTACGGCAACGCAGATGGGGATTGTGGAGCAGCTGTCTAACAATCTGCTGGGGGACATTGTGGAAGCGTCAACTACCGCGCAAAAGACGATTGAGAAAGTGTTTCAGGTTGGTAGGCAGCAGGAGGGGGCACTTCGGAATACTGCTTTGCAAGCTGTAGCAGAGCAGCAAGCGTCTGGTTATGGCACCGGGAAAGCAGCGGTTAGTATGGCCCAGGAACTGGAACGCAATGGAGTCACATCCTTTGTGGATAAGGCAGGACGAAAATGGTCTTTGCAGGACTATTGTAACATGGCAACCAGGGCAACTGCCAGGCAAGCGGAGATATCCGCCATCCTGACAGCGGACCCAGAGCATGACCTGTATAAGATTGTTAAGATTGGCAGCACCTGCCCGATATGTGCCCCGCTGGAAGGCCGGGTATATAGCCGTTCCGGAACTAATCCGGATTATCCCGCATTGGCGAAGGCTTTTGGAAAGATTGACCCATCTGGTCCGGATGAACTGTCCAATACCTATCTGAACATCCATCCGAACTGCCTGCACTCCCTAGTCAAATACACGACTATAGGGAAGACAGATAAGCAGATTCAGAAGGATAAGGACTTCTCCAGTTTTGAAAAGAATCCGATTACAGTGGACCCACGAACCAAGAAGCAGATTGCGGCATATAAAGAAAAGGTAAGGAACCGACAGAAGCTGTTAAATGATTACAAGCAGTATAATCGGTATCGAAAGGTATGTGGTAATGACATGCCGAAAACCTTTGAAAAGTTCAGGGACATGAAGTATAATGAATCTGTAAAATGGAAGGAAACGCAGGCCATTTATCGGAAATCAAATGCATATGGAAAAATCATTGCAAAAGAACCGGAAATCACTGCTGATTTGACCAAGATATCAAATGATACAGGGGTGTCTATGATTGGACTGGAGCACCGTGTAAAAACGAAAGATTCCTTCCTGCGCAAGGTGGGAACAGACAGCAATCATAGCCTGGATGCACAAGTCATTACGGACACTATTAACTCCACAAATGATGTAATCCGGTATACCTACCAGGATAATCCACTGAACCTAACAAATGCATATATGAATGTCACGGATGCTATGAAGGCAAAAGGGTATGAGGTGATAAGGGTAAAGAATACCTGGTTGGATAAGCATTCGGCATATAAAGGTGTCAACTGTATTTTCAAGGCCCCATCTGGGCAGAAATTTGAAGTACAATTCCATACGCCGGAAAGCTTCAAAATTAAGGATGGACCAATGCATAAACTTTATGAGCAATCCAGGCTGGAGACAACGACACCGGAGAAACAGGCAGAGTTGAATAAGAAGATGTTTGAATTGTCTGCGCAGTTGGAAGTACCGGTAAACATTGACCGGATTAAGTAGGAGGTCATATGGAGGATTTTTATTTTGTATATGGTTTCGATAGTAAGAATAAGAAAGCGGACCGTCTATACCGCTACCTGAACGGGAACTTTGAACGGTATGATAAACGGCTACGGAAGTGGATTCCTGCGCCAGAACAGGCCTGCATCTTTATTGGAGAGGACTGGGAGTATGATGAGATAACTCAGGATGAAGCGGAGAAAATCAAGGATATGTTAAAAGTATGATACCATTAGGTAATTTCCCGATGGTATTTTTTATTGCGATATCGCAATAGGAGGGACAACTAAATGCTTGCATATTATGGCTATACGATAAGCCCCAACCAGATGGAAACGGTTGAGGGCTTTTTAATTTGCCGCAATGTGCCCATTGCCCGGACAGGGGAAATGGAGTACCTGGAAAGCGAACTGAAGCCGGATGGGAGCAACTCAAAGATGGTAACAGTGTGCCGCTCTCCAGATGAGGTATTCTCTGAAGCGGCACTGTCCAGCTTTGAGGGGAAGCCGGTAACGGATGAACACCCGCCGGAACTTCTCACGCCGGATAACTGTATCCAGTACGCCAGAGGACATGCCCAGAATATCCGGAAGGGAGAAGGGGAATGGGAAGGACATGTGATAGCGGACCTGCACATCCAGGATGAGGAATTAATCCGGGCGGTTCAGGGCGGTAAACGGGAAATCAGCTGTGGATATGAGTGCAGCTACACAGAAAATGAGGATGGGACCTATTCGCAGTATGATATCCGGGGGAACCATATCGCCGTGGTGACACGGGGAAGGGCCGGGAAGCATGTTGCGATTTTAGATTCAAAGAAAAAGGTAGAGGCCGTGAAAAGGTCGGAAAGGAATGGGAAGATGAAGAAGAACAGTTTATTTTTCAAGTGGTTTGCCCAGGCGGCTAAGGATGCATCACCGGAAGAGCTGGAAACGATGGCAGTAGATGCAGCCGCGGCAATGGATGAGGATATGACAGCCCAGGAACCCCCTGCTGCATCTGCAGCCAAGGAGGAGCCGCCAAAGGAAGGCGCGCAGGATTCAGCCAGTCTTGACGGGAAAATGGACATGCTGATGGATATGATTAAGGAAATCATAGGAGAAAAGAACGGTGCCCCTACCGGGAAGCCGGCCGAAGACCCGCTGGACAGCCTGGTAAAGGAACTGACGGGGGAAGGAGGGGAGCCATCGGCGCCAACAACTGAGGCGAAAGTAGTTCCGGCAGAAGAACTGGATAAATCAGCATGTGCTGCCGACAGGGCCGTGATGGCAGCGGTAGTCAAGCAACTCCGTCCGGTGATTGCGGGAATTAAGGATGAGGCTACCAGAAAATCAGTCACGGATTCCCTGGTTTCCTGCTTGACTGATAAGGAAAAGGTGAGCGACATTGCAAAGATTGCACAGACCGCCCAGAAGAATGCAGCGAAAGTGACGGATAGGAATCCTCAGGCAGACCTTGAGGCTTATCAGGCCTCATACGATGCCATGAACCCACACAAACAGAATGGAGGTACGAAGTAATGAAAGGACAGGTTATTGGGAAGAACATGACACATGGATATGCAGGTGATTATGCCAGACAGCCGGATATGATAGTGGATACCCATCCGCTGGGAGGGGACAATGCGGTAACATTCGGACTTCCCTTGGTATACGATGCAGACAGTAAAGTGGTTGCCTTTGGGGAGAGCAGTAAGGCAGCTGATTTTGTTGGTATTGCCTCCAGGGAGTTTAAGAGCGCGACCTCCTATCTTTCGCAGTCCGCTGGGGAATATAGGCCGGATGAGGCAGTGAGCGTATTCAAGCGCGGATGCATCAACGTGCTGTGCAACGTAGGGACGCCGAAACTGGGTGGAAAGGTGTATATCCGGACTGTGGCCAATGATACAATCCCAACTGGTATTGTCGGAGGCTTTGAGGCATCTGCAGATGAGGGGAAGACGGTGGAATTGACCAACTGCGAGTGGCATGGTGAGAAGGATGCAAACGGCGTGGCGGAAATCAGGATTATGTCCTGCAACAGAGCATAAGGAGGAATGAGACATGAAATTCAAGAACATGGGAACTTTTGACGCAGGTGTGGTGACATCCTCTCCGACCGGAGCGGCAGCACCACATAAATATCAGACCATGGATGCTGCTGCCATTGCTAATGGCGGTGCCTTCCTGCAGTCTGAACTAGAAAAACGGGACAACACTGTCCGTCAGCCACTTACCAGCTTCACCTATGGTCGTGATATCCCAATGAGGGTTGGCGGCGGATGGGCAGAGTTCATCAGCGCAATGAACGTGGAGTATGGTGTGACAGGTGGTAGTGATGACGGTCCGGTACATGCAGGCGGCGCCAATGGCATTCCGATGGTACAGGCCAATTTCGATAAAGGCCTGTTCAAGACCCACATTTTTTCCATTGGTATGAGGGTCATGTGGGTGGACATGCAGCGTGAGAAGCTGACTGGGCGTAGCCTTGAGAGTATCCTGCGGGACGGCATCCGTATGACCTATGACAAGCATATGGATGCAAATGTGTATGTAGGTATTAAACGGTACGGTTCCACAGGACTTATTAACAACCCAAACGTCACTATAGCAAGTGCTGCAGCGACAGGCACATCCAGTGGGACTGCATTTAACACCAAGATGCCAGACCAGATTCTGAAGGATATTAATGATGCCATCCTCGCCGTATGGGGTGCTGCTGAATATGATAGGGATGCCATCCCAAACCATATAATCATGCCTTACGAACAGTTCAATTACCTGGCTACCACCAGGGTATCAGAACTGGCGGAAAAGACCATACTGCAGTTCCTTCTGGACAACAATGTAGCTAAGACCAATGGTAGCGACCTGTATATCGGCGGGTGCTCCTGGTGTAAGGGGGCAGGTACGGGAGGAAAGGACCGTATGGTCGTGTATCTCAATAAAGAACGGTTCGTGGCAACGGATGAGTTGGCCCCATTAAGCCGTGTCATGACCCAGGCGAGTGCGGAGAATGTGTGCTATGACACTGCATACATGGCAAATATATCCGAGGTGCAGATGTATTATGAGAACATCATGCGTTATGTGGATGGGATTTAAGGAGGAAGTCTATGTTTATCAACAGTAAGAAGTGTTTTGAAATTCGCGAGGGGGACCAGAAGCTGGTCATCGCCCGTGACTTTATTGGCAACATCCCTGATTGGGCTGCAAGGCACTGGCTGGTACAGGCAGCCATCCAGGACGGCTCCATCGCCACGCCGGATAATACAGCGGATAAGGAACTGGAAGCAGCGGATGCGGTTGCAGAAGAGAGGGCAGAGGAATATGATATCCGCCCGGAAGAAACCAAGGAACAAACGGGTAGGAGAGGCAAAGACAAATCATAAGGAGGTACCGGCATGGATGGAGCGCAATTTAACGGAGTGATAGCTACAGCGGCTAATATACCAGCAAATGGTGAAACCGGTACTTACACCGTGGAAATGTTCCTGGAGGATTTCCCCCAGTTTTCAAAAGCTGGGATGAAACCAAGGGAACCCCTGGTACCAGAAGGAATCCTTGGTATCTTTATTGGGAATGCAAACCGGTCAATCCTTCCAAGCCGTTACTTTGAAACATGGAGATATGCAGCAGGACTGTATGTGGCACATTTCAGCGCCCTATACCTAAAGACTTATTCAGATGGCTCTGCCACGGCAGCACAGGCAGCCGGAAGTGGTCAGCAGACGGGCCTCATCAGTGAGGCGTCCATGGGGGATACATCCATAAAGTACGATAATGAGGCCATAACGTTATCCATGGCAAAATGGGGAAGTTGGAATGCGACACAGTACGGACAGCAGCTTATTTCCATGGCGCGTATGATTGGGATGGGGGGAATGTATGTTATTTGATAATCCGATATTTGGAGGATGGTATACGGATACGGTTGACATATACCGTGTAGTACCGGTTAAAGACGGGAATATAACGAAACAGGCGCGTCAGAAGCAGAATACGGACCCCATCCCGTGCAGGGTATACAGTTCTAAGCGGGATGGTCCTGTCATGGGAGGGACAGCCGCAACGGAACGGTCCACGGAGAAGATGGCGTGTGACCTGTCAGTGGACATCCAGGCCGGTGATGAGTTGATGATTGTCCGTGGCGGTAACCTGGGGTACACAAACCAGGCGGAACGGTATTTCGCTGGCGGGCCGCAAAGATATTATGACCCGGTAGGAGGGGCGCTTACAGGCCTGGAGCATCAGGCAGTTGGATTGCTCAAGGATGAGATCGTGAGGTGATGGGATGTCAAGCTTTGGAAGTCAGATGCGTAAGCGACTGGAAGAACTGCACAAGGCAGGGCAAGATGTGCCGAGGATTATGGTGGAAGTCGCAGAGGGGGCAACCATAGCAGCGGTGGAAAGTGCTACGGAAAAGACACCGCCCAATGGAGGCGTGAGTATATCCGGGACAGGGACGCGTTCTGGGGGATTGGCACAGCATTGGTCAACGGACAGTGTGACGAAACCAGTCATCACAGGTGTTAGCGTGAGGACAACGTTGGCTAATAACATGCAGCACGCATCCTATGTTAATGATGGACATCGGATGGACCAGCATTTTGTACCAGGATTGATAATTAACGGAAATATGCTGGAAAAGGTAAATCCATCCATGGGCGGAATTACCGTTGGAACCAGGACTAAGTATGTGGAGGGAAAATACATGAAAGAAGCGGCCATCGGAAAATACCGCGATGTGGTCCGTATGGAACTGGGAAAGCGTGTGAGGGAGGCATTCAAATGATATTCACGTTGGAGAACATCATAAACAGCCTGGCCGGAGTACTTACAGCACGGTATCCGGATTATCCGGTATATGCCAGCCCAAACCAGCAGGGGACAGACCACCCTTGCTTTTTTATTTTTTTCATGCCCTCTAAAATTGAAAAACATATGAATGATAGGTTCCTGCGTGACCTGGGTGTTGATATCGTGTTTGTGCAGCAACGTAATATCGTAAATGGAAATGCGGAGATACAGGCCATAGCAGAGTACCTGGATGGGACGCTGGAACTGTTTGATTATGTAGACAGTAGTGGAAGGACAGCCAAGATACGTACCTTTGAGCGGCAATGGCAGACAGAAGATGATGAAATGCATTATCAATTCCATATCCGGCAACGGGTAAGCGCTCCAAGAAACAATGAACTGATGCAGATAATGGAGGAAAACAATGCCAGCATCAAATAAAATTAAAGGCTCTATTGCGATATCGCAACAGAAGAAGCTGAAGAAATATCCGACCGACAAATTACTGCATAGTAAGGTCCTGTCAGGATATCAACCGGATTTTGCCAGGGCAATCCTGCAGGAGCCGGAATACACCATAGAGGACGCGAGGGCGGCCCTCGACAAAGTTTTGAAAGGAGGTAAGTAGACATGGCAGGAGGTACATGGACAAACCAGAACAAAGTGCAGCCCGGTGTATATATCAATGTCAAGTCCAAAGGCAACATCAATACCAATGTTGGGGATAAAGGCATTGTGGTAATCGCAGAGCCGCTTTCCTGGGGACCTACGGAGACCATTAAGGAAATATTGCCTGGCGAAGATTTAAGGCCATATATCGGTTATGATATCACAAGTCCTAAGGCCTTGTTTTTGCGAGAAATGATGAAAGGAAGCGATGTCAGCACAGGGCCTATCAAAATCCTGCTTTACAGGCCAAAAGGAAGTGGAGGTAAGAAGGCAACGGTCACATCTGGAGCATTGACCATCACGGCGCTGTATGAAGGTATCAGGGGAAATGATATCTCCATCATCGTGCAGGAACAGGCAGACCATGCTGGGGCATTTGATGTCAGTACGGTGATAGACGGGACCATAGTTGATGAGCAGACTATCAAAAAGTTGGATGACCTGAAAGAAAACGCATGGGTGACATTTGATGGAACCGGGGCTGACATCACAGAAACGGCTGGGGTCATATTAGCAGGAGGAACCGACCCGGCCATATCATCATCTGATTATGCAGCGTTTTTGACGGCCATTGAACCATATCGGTTTGATATATTGGTCTATGATGGCACTGATGATACCGCCATACAGGCGATTGCGGCGTTTGTAAAACGTGTGTCTAACAGCATTGGTCAGAAATGCCAGGCTGTAATGGCTAATGCACATACAGTAAACAGCGAGTGGGTGATATCCGTAAACAATGGGGTCAAGCTGTCAGATGGTACGGTACTGACTGCACAGCAGGCCACATGGTGGTTGGGAGGTGCAGAGGCAGGTGCAAGATATAACCAGTCTCTGACGTATGCACAATATCCGGATGCGGTTGAGGCTAACCCGAAACTGACAGATGGGCAGATAACAGCAGCCATACAGTCTGGTGAGATTGTGTTCATTGACACTTTTGGTTCCGTCAAGGTATGCACAGATATCAATACACTGACATCCTACAGTGTGGACAAAGGTCAGGAATTTTCCAAGAACCGGGTAATGCGGGTACTTAATCAGTTCTGTAATGATGTATATAAACAGTTCAGTTTATATTATATCGGAAAGACTGATAATACTGAAACCGGGAGAAATCTTATGAAGGGATGGATTGTAGGCTATCTGAATGAGATACAGGCTGGCAACGGTATCCAGAACTTTGTTGCAGATGATGTACAGGTGAGAGAAGGAAACAGTGTTGACTCCGTGCGGATTGATGTTGCCATCCAGCCAGTGGACAGTATAGAGAAGATTTACATGATAGTGACGGTATCCGTAAACACTGCCACGCAATAAGGAGGTAGAAAATAAATGTTTCTATTAGAACGTGATGCCCTTAATGGCAAATCCGGGAATGGATTCATGACCATTGATGGGGAAAACCATGAGATGTTTGGGCTGAAGAAGTTCCAGTCTGATGCAGAATTTCAGGAGAGTGATTTTAAGGTAGTGGGGACGACCCTGGTACAGAAGAAAACAACCGGGGTTTCCCTAAGTGGGTCCATGACGATTTATTATGGGAGTCCATATTTCTTAAGGCTCCTGCAGGAGTATTTAAGGACCGGGAAGCTGCCATATTTTACTATCCAGATAACCAATGATGACCCGACAACCAGTGTAGGGACCCAGACAGTGGTATTCTACAATGTGAAGCTTCAGAAGCTTCCTGTGGCCATGTTGGATGCAGATGCGGATTTTCTGGAGATGGAAGTGGGATTCTCATTCACAGGGATTGAGGTCCTGAACTGGTTTAATGACCCAACACAATTAGGAGGATGATAACATGTCAAATATTAAAGCTTTTTTACAGCCACCAATCATGAATGAGACTAAAGAGGTGATTATTTCCGAACGGTTCAAGGACGAGGATGGGAATGTTGTACCTTTCGTGATTAGGATTATTGACCAGGAAACCAATAATAAGCTTACCACAAAGGCAACCAAGAGGGAGAAAATCAACGGACAGGTTGTCCGGGAATTGGATAACGTGAAATACGGGAAGCTTCTGGTGGATGCCTGTGTCGTGTCTCCTAATTTTAGGGATTCGGAATTGTGCGATTACTATAAGACAGCAGACCCACTGGATGTACCTGGAAGAATGCTCTCTTCTGGGGAATATGGGAAGCTCGTCCGGGAAATCAATAACTTTAATGGTTTCGTATCAACTGATGATGAACTTAATGAAGCAGAGGAAGAAGCAAAAAACTAGCCGCTGGGGACACACTGGATTCAAGGTTATGCCAATACATGCTTTGTCAGCATGGTGTGTACCCCACGGAAGTTCTTAATAAAAGCCTCAAAGAGAAACTTTTTATGTGGGAGTTGATAAAGAAAGAAGCTAAGGAGGTGAAGGTTAAGTAATGGGTGTGATTAACGAAACTTTCGTTTTAACAGATAACTTTTCCTCCACCTTCAATACATTTGAAGCTGCAGGAAACCGCGCATTAAACCGTATTGTCACATTAGACCAAAGTGTAACCAATCTGTTTAACAAAAATTCTGGGGCCACGGTAGCCGCGGTGCAGGATGTAGGCAGTGCTGTCCAGAAGACGAATCAGTTGCTTACTCAGGCAAACCAGTCAGCTTATATGCTGGACCAGAACCTTAGCCGGGCGATGGGACGTTCCTCTGGTGCGGTAATCGGGAGTATCCGTCAGCTTGGAGTACAGATACAGCAGGAGAACCAGGAATTACTTAAGGCCATAAGCAATCAAAGGCAACATACAGCAGAAATTGAAAATACTAATAAATCAGCCAAAGGACTACTGTCAACGATAAAAAAAATTGCAGCAGCTACAGGGGCCATGGTCCTTACAAAGATGTTTTTGTCAACTGCTGATGCGCAATCCCAGGTTAATGCGAAATTGGACCTGATAAACGATGGACTCCAATCCACGGAAACACTCCAGGACATGATTTTTGCATCAGCCCAGAGAACACGGACCTCCTATCTGGATACCGCAAATGTTATTACAAAAATAGGACAAAACGCAAAGGAAGCATTTTCCAATAATGCAGAGCTTATCCAGTTTACGGAGAACCTGAACAAACAGTTCATCATTGCCGGGGCAAGCCAGCAGGAAATTGCTTCCGCCTCCCTGCAGCTTACACAGGCACTGGGATCCGGAGTGCTCCGCGGTGAGGAATTAAACGCAGTGTTCGAGTCAGCCCCAAACATAATCCGCACGATTGCAGACTATCTAGGGGTGAGCGTGGGAGAGATAAGGGAACTGGCTTCAGATGGGGCCATCACTGCTGAAATTGTAAAAAATGCAATGTTAAAGGCCACAGATGATATTGAAAAAAATTTCAGGGATATGCCCATGACATTAAGCCAGGCTTTTACAGTGGGAAAGAATGAAATCCAGAAGAGCCTACAGGATAGCTTTGAAGGGTGGAACAAGTATCTTCAGACAGATGAGGCACAGCTGGCAATGACAAGGTTAATTAATCTCTTTTCCCTGGCAGCCAAAATTGGTGTTGGGGCCTTGAGCATTATTGGGAAGGGGGCACTTTGGGTATCGAACAACCTGGATTTCATTATTCCGGTTCTGGCTGCCATTGGGTATGCTTTTGCATTAATGAAAATTCAGGCAATACTGGCGTCAGGGTTTAGTGTAGCCGGAGCACTTGCATCCGCAAAAGCGTGGATGGCAGCAAACTGGCCAGTTCTTTTGTATATAGCAATCCTGGCAGGCGCATTAATAGCGGCCCAACAATTTGGTTTTGGGATGCAGGAAGTAGGTGGATTGGTAGGGCAGGTATTCGGCACGATTTATGCGGTTGGATACAATGTATTTGCCACGCTTTGGAATGTCATTGCATCATTTGCTGAGTTTTGTGCTAATGTATTTAATGACCCAGTAGCTGCGATAGCACATCTATTTGCAGATGCACTGGATGCCATTTTAAGCATGGTGGAAACTGTCGCTGGCGCCATTGATGCTCTTACCGGAAGTAACCTGCAGGGGGCTGTCTCTGGATTCCGGGATAATCTTAGTAGCTGGGTAGACAATACATTCGGGGAAAATGCTATCCAGATTAAGCGTATGGCAAATCTGGATGTAGGTGCAACTGCAGCTGAATGGGGAAAATACGGCGCTGATTTAGGCTCGAAACTTGACAACATGGACATCAGTCTTGACTCGCTTGCAGATACATTTGGCGGGTTTGACACGTCATCCATCCCTGAAGCTGGTGATTTAAATGTAGGGGATGTAGGCCGGGTAAAAAAGATAGATGGAGATGTCAACCTATCTGATGAGGATATAAAACTGTACCGTGACCTAGCTGAACGGAGATATATGAACAATGTAGAACTTCAAACCCTGGCACCACAGATATCGGTATCCATACCGGAATCCGCTGCAAAAAACCTGACATCAAAAGATATCGCGGACAAGCTTAAGGTATTGCTCATCCAGCAGGCCGCGGCGCATACATCGGTATCACATGGATAGATAGGAGTATACACACCATGGCAAAAATCAAAAATGGCTGCTCCATATATATAAAATTTGGAAGCCGGAAGGTAAAACTGCCTGTAAATCCAGAAGAGATAGAAATCAAGTACCCAACCGACCACAAGACATATTCCGTGATTGGGATTGGTGAGATAGTGGTTCCCAGGAAGCCATCGCTAAAGGTGGTTTCCTGGGAAAGCTTCTTTCCTGGCTCCTTAGATGACCCATATGTCAATGGTAATGCAAAGAGCCCAGATGGCTACGTTGAATATTTTGAGAAGGCATTAAAGAAGAAGCAAAAATGCCGTCTAATCATATCCCGTTCAGGACTTTATGACACCAATATCCGATGCATCATCAGCGATTTTAAGACAAAGGATAAGGGCGGTGAACCGAATGACATCTATTATGAGGTGGAACTGACCGAGTATAGGAACTATGAGCCGGAGGTGGTGTCAATCATTACCACGCCTGCCACACCACTTGCTGACGTTCCGGAAGCTACTACCGAGGTAACGCGGGAGGTGGAAACACCAGTATTGCGGGTAGGTGCCCCCTGTATTGCCAATGGCAAGTATTGGAGTGACAGTTATGGGGCAAAACCTTATGGTACCGCAAATAACTTAAGCACGACTGTGACGCGGATAGTTGAAGGCAATCCCTATCCGGTGCATATTGGCTCATATGGCTGGCTGTCCGCAGACCAGCTGCAGATAACGGGGTGATACGATGGATAGTTTTTCTTTGCAGGTCCAGACCGTTGGTCCTGCCCCTGGTGGGGCCACACAGACCACAATTATGGAATATGCAAACATCATTGAATCAGCCGAACTTACCACAAACCGTTTTGATTCTCCTGCCAAGCTGGTGTTTTCGTGTGTTGATGCTCCTTTGATTGCGGAAGGAAGTTCGGTGGAACTTATGGTAGATGGGATAAGGATGTTCAAGGGATATGTATTTACAATTACAGAGAATCAATTGGGGGAATCAGAGTACACCGCATATGACCAGTTGCGATACCTGAAGGCAAATGCAAGTTATACTTTCGTCAATATGACCTTGGCACAGATTATCCAACAGATTGCGGCTGATTTCGGATTGACAGTTGGGAAAATGGTGGATACAGGATATCCCTTCCCCTGCCTTATCAAGGAAAATGAATCATGCCTGGATATCATTTATGGTGCATTGTCTGAGACAATCATCCAAACAGGAAAGATATATAATTTTTATGATAATTCTGGAGCATTGACATTGGTTGAAGCAAAGGACATGTTCGTCACAACCGTAGTAGGGGATAGAAGCCTGGCAACGGAATATACCTACAGCCGGGATATTGATTCTGATACATATAACCGAGTGAAGCTGGTACGGCCAAATAGCGAGACTGGGAAGGCAGATACCTACATCTATGAGGATTCGGAAACCATATCCAAATGGGGACTGCTCCAGTATTACGATGAGGTGGATGAAAACCTGAACGAGGCCCAGATTGACCAGATGTGCCAACAGTATCTCCAGTATTATAACCGTGTAGTGCAGACGTTGACCATGGATGATGTTATTGGGGTTCCGGGTATCCGGGCAGGGACCATAGTACCTGTCCGGATAAGTAGGATTCAGGATTTATCCATGTCCAGGCTGGTACTGACCGAAAAGGTTGTACACAGCTTTGAGGCAGATGACCATGTCATGAGTATCGAGTTTAAGGATTTCCAACAGCTGGGAGGGATAAATATTGTCTGAATTGATTGACGTGTTGAATATGATTGCGCAGGATAATGCAAAGGCCAATAAGCCTGCTGATATAGCGTATGGTACTGTCTCGTCCATTTCACCATTAACCGTCAAGCTGGATGATACAATGCTTCCGATTCCGGATGTGGCATTGGTTCTGACAGAAAATGTGAAATCCAGGTCAGCCAAGGTACAGGGGGGAGGCGGTGGTACTGTTGTGATTAATGAGGGGCTGGCCGTAGGCGATAAGGTGGTCATGCTTAGAGTTTCACGCGGGAACAGATATATTATTCTATCAAAGGTATAAGGAGGCACGATATGGCAACATTACCGGAGGGGGTAGGGCTGGACACTTCATTAAAGTATGTAGACAGACCTACAAATACATTCATGATTGACTGGTCATCCAGACAGATTAGTGGGATGGGTTCCGGGCTTGCTGCCATGCGGCAGGCGGTGGACATCATCCTGAATACGGAGCGGTTCCGATGGCAGATATACAGTCCTAATTTTGGGGTTGAATTAGAGGAACTGATAGGTGAAGAATATGATTATGTAACCAGTGAGATTGCGAGGCGGGTGGAGGACGCATTTTCTACAGATGGCAGAGTACTGTCCGTAGGAAATTTCGTTTTTACAGACCAGGGACAGGGTGCCTTACAATGTGTTTTTGATGTAAGCACAATTTTTGGCCCGATACAGGCAGAGGTAACGGTATGATAGATTTTAGTGGAAAAACGTATGCAAATATATTATCAGACCAGCTGTCCAGGGTGCCTGATGATTTGGACAAAAGGGAAGGCTCCATCATCCAGACAGCCCTTGGGCCAGTAAGTTGGTATCTTGAAGGGGTATATATGGACGTGCAGCGATTACAGGACAATGTCTATGCAGGAACAGCAGGGGGTGAGAGCCTTGACCGTATTGCTGAAGCATATGGAATTACACGAAAGCCCGCTACCTATGCACATAAGCAGGGTATTTTCAATGTCCAGGTCCCGATTGGTTTTAGGGTATCTGCAATACAGGAAGAACACATCATATATAGGGCAGTTGGATATATAGGAGTCCTGGATGGCTCACATACATATGACATGGAATGTGAAAGGCAGGGGGAGATAGGAAATGCATATACTGGACAATTACTCCCAATTGACTATGCTCAAGGGCTGACATCCGCAATGTTAACTACAATTCTTTCGGCGGGCACCGAAGAAGAAAGCGACAACGCTTTGAGGGTACGCCTGTTGAATGTAATACAGAAGCCTTCCACCAGTGGCAACCGGTATGATTATTACAACTGGGCCATGGAGTGTGAGGGCGTAGGGGCCGCCAAGGTCTTCCCGCTGTCCAGCGGACCGGGGACGGTCAAGGTCATCATAGCGGACGCCAACATGTCCGCCGCCGGTACCGGCCTGTTGGAGATGGTACGGGAGCATATCGAGGAGCTGCGCCCCATTGGCGCGGATGTGACCGTGGCATCTGTCGTGGAGAAGGCTGTCAATGTGTCGGCTGGAATCAAACTGCAGGCAGGCATGAACCTGGGGGTTGTCCAGAATGCATTCCAGGCGGCATTGACAGACTACCTGCACAATGAGGCCCTGGACCTGTCCTATGTGAGCCTGGCCAGGGTAGGGAACCTGCTGCTGGGGACTGAGGGCGTGGAGGATTATTCCAACCTGCTGCTTAACGGCGTATCCGGCAATGTGGCCCTGATGGAGGATGAGATTGCGGTGACCGGTACGGTCACACTGGAGGTGGGCTGATGATTGTAAGTACCTTTTACGATAAGCTGAATAAGGTTGATGGGAGCATCTATGTCGTGGAGGAGGAAATACACCTTACCAATGGTGTGTATGAGGCGGAGCTGCAGCATGACAACATCAATGAGGCTACCTTCGCGGTGTTCACCGGCCCGAAGCTGACAGGGGAACGTCTGGAAACATATACCCTGTCAACGCCCAGCCTGGCACCCTGGAAACGGATAGTCCGGGTGTATGCGGATGCGCCGGTGGTCTACATCAGCTATGAGACTGACGGGGATACCGTTGAGGGGGATGACATCAACCGGGTGCAGGAATCCATCGTTGCAACACAGGAGGCGCTGAACGCAGAAGAGAGCCGCGCTCTGGGGGCAGAAAAGAAATTAACAGATGACCTGCGGGCAGAAACAAACCGCGCCACGCAGGAGGAGGACCGTCTGGATGGCCGTATTAATACAGAGGCAGAAAGGGCCAAGGAGGCTGAGCAGGTAAACAGCGTGTCTATTAAGGCTGAGTCTGACAGGGCGAAGGCCGCAGAGAAAGCAAATGCAGACACAATCAATACTGAATCAAACCGGGCACAGGCAGCGGAAAGGGTATTGCAGGAGAATATTGATGGGCATACGGACGCTGTAAACCTGGAAATACAGTCCTTACGGGCCGCAGATACTGTACTGGAGGAGAAAAAGGCCAACGTCGATGACGTAAACCGGGAACTGGGCAACCGTTATACCAAAGACCAGGTATACACCAAAGCGGAAGTCCTGAAAAAGATTGAGGATTTAATCGGCGCGGCGCCGGATACATTGGATACCTTCCGGGAGATTGCGGACGCCCTGGGCAATGACCCCAATTTTGCAACCACTATCATGACCGCCCTGGGAGGGAAGGTTGATAAGGTTGCCGGGAAACAGCTCTCCAGCAATGATTATACGGATGAGGAGAGGGCAGAACTTGCTGATGTGAGCAGTAAGAAGCACACCCATGGAAACAAGAACGTGCTGGACAAGCTGACAGAGATTTTGCTGAACAACTGGACAGACGCCTATAACAAGCGCCATGAGCATAGTAATAAGACAGTGATAGATAAGATTACCCAGACGTTGCTGGACAATTGGAGTGTCGCTTATACACATGTAGGAAATAAGAGTAATCCTCATGGTGTGACGGCTGCACAGGCAGGTGCGGCACCGACATCCCATACCCATACCAAAAGCCAGGTTACGGACATGCCCACAAAGCTGTCACAGTTCACGAACGATTCCGGCTACCTGACTGCTGCGGATGTGGACACCAGCCAGAACCACACACATGCGAATAAGACGGTACTGGACAAAATCACCCAGGCCGTGTTAGATAAGCTGGCGGGGATTGCGGAGGGGGCCAATAAGTATGTGCACCCCACCACGGCAGGGAATAAGCACGTCCCCTCCGGCGGGTCCAGCGGGCAGATACTACGATGGAGTGCTGATGGGACTGCGGCGTGGGGGACAGATAACAATACCACGTATGCCGTATTCAAGGCAGCCACCTCAAGCGCCGCTGGCGGGACTGGTCTGGTCCCGGCCCCAGCAGCAGGGGCGCAGACAAAATATTTAAGGGCGGATGGAATCTGGCAGACACCGCCTGATACGAAATATAGCCATCCAAGCAGCGGGGTGACGGCCGGGACCTACCGGAGCGTCACGGTCAATGCGCAGGGCCATGTGACAGCCGGCAGTAATCCGGCGCTGACATGGAATGACCTGAAGGGGGTGTAAGGCATGTATGGGAAGACATTATATGGCCGCAGCCAGTACGCCCAGGAGGGCTCAGGCAGTACTGTCCCGGAGGAGTATTTTGTGGACCTGGCGCGGTATGCGCCGCCATTCCTGGCAGAAATCAGGGAAATGGCGGAGATATACCGGACACAGGGCTATGAGGTAGGGCAGCTGCAGCATGACCTGGAGGACCTGATTGACCAATGCTATATCGTGACGGCCACCTGGGGGCTGTCCAGATGGGAGCAGATGCTGGGGGTGGCCACGAACATGTCCCTGACCTATGAGCAGCGCCGGGAAATACTCATGGCAAAGTTCCGGGGCCAGGGGACCACAACCCGGAAGATGATAGAGGATACAGCCGCGGCCTTTTCAGGCGGGGAGGTAAGGGTGATTGAGGATAACCCCAATCACTTTTTTATTATCCAGTTTATTGGCATCAAAGGAATCCCGCGGAACATGCAGGCATTTGTCTCCATGTTGGAGGACATAAAGCCAGCGCATCTGGCCTACCGGTTTGAGTACCGATACACCACATGGAACGAACTGAAACCATATACATGGAACCGTCTTGGGGACATGACCTGGGATGACGTAAGGACATTAAAGGAGGCATAGGATATGCAGTTAACACCTAATTATAATCTGAAAAAGCCGGAAGGTGCGGACCCGGTTGATATACAGGATTTCAATGACAACGCAGATGTGGTAGACGCAGCGCTGAAAAAGAAGGCAGAATCCTCCGGTGGGGATATATCTGAGATGACGGTAAAGACGCTGGATAACATAACCACAGACTTCCCGGTCCCAGTGGCCGGTGAGAAGCCGAAGACATTCCTGGGGAAGGTCAAGAAATTTTTTGAGGATACTAAGAACTGGATGACGGGTGTCTGCCTGATTGGCAGCATAGTCAACAACTGTGTGACGGATAATGCCAAACTGCCACTTTCGGCGGCACAGGGTAAGGCTTTGATGGACCTTTATACTGTGCTCAATACCAATTTGACAAATACATCTTTGGTAGCCAACACAGCTAATACTAAATTAGA